ATTAACCGAAGGGTTATTTACTTTATTTGGAAAAGAGGGAAAGCAGCCATTGGCGCTAGAGGTAAAGCAAACCCTTGCTAATAGGCAGTTTGAGGCTAGAAAGAAGGCAAGGGCGGAGGGGAGCATTCGGTTGCCGCCACCGAAAGATATTAATTTAACTGATGACATGCCTACAGATGCGGCAGGTATTCTAGCAGTACTTAAAGAAACACAAACTCGTCTTAAAGGTAAAGGAACCGATATATCAAAACTAGATTTACAGCAGATTGATACTCTTGTCTCACAATATGAAAAATCTATAGAGCAAAACAAAAAAAGAAAAGAAGGCGCAGAAGGCATTGCTAAAGCAGAAGACGAGGTCAATCAAGTTCTTGGAAGGCAATTGCAAATTAGAAAAGAGACTGCTCGCACCAATCAAATCGAGGACACTCGAGTTAGATCTCAGCAAGCAGGCAGAGCAAGAGCAAGAAGCATATCTGGATTGCAAAGACAATTATCTCTTGGCGCAGGATTTGTTGGTGCAGAAGCTGGCTTAGCGGCTAGAACCGCTGGAAGAGGGGAAGTCCGTGATGATGCTGTGTTGAAGGCGGGCGAAGATAAACTCAAAGCACTAAGAGATTTAGATATGAAATATGCAGAATCTATAGAACAGCGAGCAATGATAGATAGGTTCGAATCAGGAAACTATAAAATGGAAGAATTGGAATTTACCTTGAAGTTGATAGACGCAGAAGATGAAATCCAAAGAAAATTAAACGAAAGATCACAAGAGCTTCAGATAATAAATGACGACCACGAAGCTATAGTCGAGTCTCTTAATGAAGAATTAAGAATTCAAAATCTACTCGATCAGGCAAGAACAAGGCACAGAACAGGTCCTGGATCTGGAGCTCGTGGTAGAGCAGACGCTATGGGAGAAATCAGGCAATCGGTCAATGAATTTGATTATAATTTAAACAGAACTGTTGTCACATCTTTTCGTGATGGCATGGTTGGTGCAATGAAAGCTGCTGTAAGAGAGGGAGCAAGTTTAAAAGATGCTCTTCTTGGTGCTGCAAATAGTTTCTTGACCGCTATGCAAGATGCATTGTTTGGAAATATTGCCAACATGGCCATGATGAAAATGGGCTTTAGTGGTGGAGGAGGAGTTAGAAATTACAGCAGAGGCGGAGGAGTTCCTGCAATGATTTCTAATGGTGAATATGTAATGGGAAAAAGAGCCGTCAATATGTATGGCGGCGGATTTATGCACAACTTAAATGCAAGAGGAAAAATTCCTGGATATTCAAACGGCGGACCTCAAGTAGGTTCTGCGCTAGCCGCATCTCCTCCAGGCCTTACTGACACTGGAAGATTATACCAAAGAAGAGCAATGTCTGGAGCTTTTTATGCTGGAGATAATATTGGATTAACTGAAGACGCAGAGGCTGCACGAGCTGCTGAGGCAGAGAGAGTAAGAGCTGCCGCCGCCAAAAAAGCAAAAAGACAAGCATTTATAAAAAATCTCATAGGCACTGCAGTTGGTTTTGGTCTGAATTATGCAATGGGTGGCTTTGGTGGTGGCGCTGGTGATGGTTCATCTGTAGCCAGCGGAGCTGGAGGCGGAGGCTCTACAGGAAATATAGGTGGTGGAGCAACTGTTGGCGCAAGTGGAACAATGACATCTCGCCTTGATTTGACCGATGCCCGCCTTGCGCAAATGTTTCCTAATCAAAGACTTGGTGGCCCAATTCGTCGTTACGCTCCAGGAGGTTTTGTAAATGGAAAATCTGGAATCGATCAAATTCCAGCAATGCTCAGTGAAGGAGAGTATGTTATAAAAAGCAGTTCTGTTCGTCAGCTTGGAGCCCCGCTGCTCGACAGAATAAACGCTGGAAAATTTAATGAAGGAGGACCAACAACTCCAATCATGGAACAGTCCGAATCTGCCATGGGTACTGGAGGAAATACAAACAACATAAATATTTCTGTAAATGTTGGCGGAGGTTCGGAAGGCAAAGGAAAAGGCGAGGATCAATCTGTAGATAATCCAGCAGACGCTAGCGAAGAAAATGATGGCAATGCAGAGCTCGCCAAAAAGATTAAATCACAAGTCGTTCAAGTAATAAGGGAAGAGCAGAGACCAGGAGGCCTGCTAGGTAAGTAATGAGTTTTTCAAATTATGAACAAACTGTTATTATAGACTCAATTGCCTTATCTGGCGTAATTGATGTTAATGGTAGTTATGGAATAAGTGAAAGGCCAATCAAAGCCGCTGGGGTTGGTTTTATTGACGCATTGGTAGATAAGCCTCTAGAGGGAAACTTTACCATGAACAGAAAAATGGTTAGTAATGACCCTTTGCTAAAAATGAATGTTGTTGGTGATTATTTATACGATGAAAGATATATTAGTGGCGCAATACTTTTTGATAATAATACAAAAGGTTTTGGTTTTACAAAAGCTAGAGTAACAAGATATTCTGTAAGTTGTACTGTTGGAGATTTGCCAGACATACAAACAGATTTCACGGTTTTTGGAAATCTTGGAAGCGGAGTGATGATACAAGAAGCTACCGAAACACATCCTCCAATTCAGTTTCCAAGTCAAGGAAGTATAAGCGTAAATGTTGGAGATTTTACAGTTGATTCAATTACAGACTTTTCTTATAGCAGAGGATTAAATCTGCAGCCAGTATATGCCTTGCCTCGTGGAACCGCATCTGACTTTGCATCAGCAGATCCTGCCAGCGTTCCAAATTTAGATCCCGTACAGGTCGATACATTGTATCCAATAGAAACAGATATTAATTTCACAATGATTGCACACGAATATCAAGCCAGAAGAATGAAAGATAATTTGCAAAGAGCGCCTAAGACTGATGTCGCTATAGAAATTAGAGACTCGCAAGACAATACTATGATCAACAGTTTTACAGGAAAAAATGTTAGATTAATTGGTGAAACCACCTCTGCCTCTGTAGATGGAGAGCTTACTATATCCTTAACATATAAGGGGTATGAAACCCTTCACAATCCAGTATCATGACTCCATTTCTTAGATTTGAAGATGGAAAAATTACCTTGGGTAATAAGGACATACTCGCACAAAGCGCTCAATTGTCTTTCGCGCCTTCTCTACAAACAGAGAGAGTATATGGTAATGTAAATCAATCAACCCTTGGGTCAAGCATAGAAACTCAATCTAGAACTTTTTCTCCAAAAGCTGGGTTAAAAGGCTCTCTTGCGGTAACTTTTATCGTAAATGAAGAGTTTTTTGCAAAAGATTCTACAGTAAATAATATTGATTCTCTTTTTCATATTAAATCTGGTATGAGTGATCAACCAATTAATGGCAATAGGGTTGGCAGATATCTATTTGATAATATGTATTTAAAAAGCTTTGGTTTTTCTATGCAGCCTTTTGGCGTTATCTTTGCAAAAGCAGAGTATGATATCTATGGATCTCTTAGGAAGAGTCCTAGTTTTAGGTTTCAAAAATTATCTATCGATCCAGCGCATGCACTTAAATCATTTGGAGAAGTAAAAGCTAGTAATATAGATATGGCAACTTATGTTGGCAATCAATTTGAACTTAATAGTTTAGAATATAACATATTAGTGGAGAGAAAGATACATAACCACATTAGAGCTTCAGAGCACACTTCTATAAACACAACAGCTAATTCTGTTGTTCCTGTTAGGGTGTCGACTGAATCTATAGAGGCACAAATGACAATAAAAGGTAATGAGATAGTTAAAAATTTAAACCCATTAGGCGACGCTCAATCGGGCGGTGTTGCTGATGGTCTTTCAGACTCATCCATTGCGGCATATATTTACAGTTTGGCTGGAGATAGAATAGCAAGTTTTTCTTGCACTGGTAAGATTATGTCTCAATCTTTATCTATTGCTGAGGGTCAATACTCCGAAGGAACTATAACAGTTAAAGAGATTATCAAGTAATGCCTGAGTCTGAAAATTTTGGATTGACTAAAGTTCTAGATGGATTGAGATCCGTTTTGAACGCTAGACATATGACCAATCTTCAAAGTGGGCAATATATAAATGACTATACCAGCTCTGTAAGTAATTACTCTGGAATTTTTGACAAAAATAATAGCTACAAAAAATTTGACATAGTTTATAATACTGGAGACGGAACATATTATTATGCAAGAGATGATCTAACTGCGGGTCTTGGTGTCTCGATCACAGAGGAAAACAGATTTTCATTAGAAGCTACCGCACCAACAGTTCCCGATGCGAAACATTCGCCGATTGGATATTATTTATTTGATGAAAATGACTTGTTGACTACAACTATAAACCAAAGGATTGAAGCTGGGAATGAAATACAGATTGAAGGCTCTCTGTCTGGAAACAATGGAAATTACAGAGTATTGGCTGTAGATCAAATCGAGAAAAGGCCAGGAAATGCAACAGGAACTTTGATAGGCGCTCTTGATTTAACTATTGCTGGTGGAGCAAAAGGCTTGGCCGAAAGATCTGCCGAAGGCGGTGGGCATTGGTATTACTCTTCTTGGATGTTTAGAACTATGCTGGCAGTGGATCGTCGAGAATTGGCGTCCGTTGAGTGGGATGTTAGTGGTCCATTTAATTATGCTGAATATGTTGACAACTATGAAGATGTTACGGCTGGCTATAATTCTCAGTCTTCTAATTATTCAAAAAGTGAATATGGCAGATTTCATTGGGAAAACTTTGGAATAAATCAGTCTTATAGAGAAATGCCAGAGCATAATAGGTTTATTTATAATAATGACCTTGGAAGAATGTATATAACTCCATCCCACGAAACAAATAAAGAACTTTGGTTTCAGTTTAGAGAAGGAGAAAGCGAATCTTACAAAACTTTTTGGGCAAGCACTGGCACAATGGGGTCAAACTCTCAGGGAGGAAAGGGTTTAGCTTGGATGCAAGAAGCTGGGGATGGTAAGCTTGGCCCAACTGGGTGGACACATTGGGAAGAAGATATTCATTACAGCAGTACTTGGGGCACAAAAATCAGAATGTATAATTTTGCTAATGAAAAATGGTACTCATTTAAAGGTGCGGGTGTTCGTGGAACTCCAGAATTATACCAAGATATTACCTCAAGAGTTAGCGCTCCAACTGCATATTCGCTAGTAGGATATAAGAATTCTCCAGCAACAGAAACTCAAGACTATGAGTCCCCATCTTATGCTCCAACCGCCAAAAAGGTTACTAGGCTTTGGCTTGAGTCTGCCGACTCAACTAGCGCAATAGAGATTGATGAACCCGCAGCTTCAAACGAAATTTCATTAAGTATACGGGGCGCAGATCCGAGCGTAAATCCAAATTCTTGGTCGACAAATTTATTTTTCTTTGATGCAGACTATGGATCAAGAGCAATATTTAAAGCAAACAATAAAAGATACGATTATGGTAATGGCTACTACATTTTGCAACCAAAAAATATTAATTCACTAAGTGCTGAATTTGATCTTGCTTTTAAAAATAGAACTAGCAGAGAAGCCGCGGCTATGGTTCACTTCTTAGAGCACCATCTTGGTCAGCACGAAGCTCAAACAGATTCTCCAAATTTAAGATATAAGCTTGGAATATCTGGATTTCGTTGGGATGGAGCATCAACTTATCATCCATATGACTCTATAGAAAATCAAACCAGACAATTTTATTGCACCGATTTTAATCACTCGTTAAATTTTGATGATAGTAATGACATAAATATAAAACTAAGGAATTTAAATGCATCTTTGTTGAATAAGTCTCAGCAGGTTTACGTAAATAGCGCTGAAACATATAATGCCTCCACCTCATATGAGCTGAACGATGTTGTTTTTTATACTGGCAATCATCAATATTATTATTGGCATGGTGAAGATACTTCATCAAATAAGCCTCCAGCAGAGAGCGCTCACGCTGGATGGAGTACTGTTTCTGGTTATTATGTAGATTTAAATACTGGATATTGGACAAGAGACTTTTTCTGGAGGCCATCTATTGGTCTTCAGGTTAGCCATCAGCCTAGGCTTCAATCTATAACCACCAATGGCTATACTCAAATATATAATGACGGAATAAATGAAAATCTTTTAAATCTTGACCTAAATTTTAATGGGCGTGACGATTCAGAATGCAGCGCAATACTTCACTACCTAGAAGCCCATCAAGGATGTATACCATTTAGATTTTGTCCACCAGCTCCATATGATCAGGTTTCAAATTATGTTTGCCAAGAGTGGAGTCATACATATGATTACAAAAATAGCCATAGTATAAACGCCAAGTTTGAGCAATATCCATTTAACTTTAGCGCAGGACAATATACGGATTCTAGCCCTCCTCCAGAATTAGAGTCTGGGAGATTGCTGTTTACAAGCCCATTAGAGTTTGTTGATCCAGATGGTGATCAGGATGTTATAGTGAATCAACATGTTAAAGCCCGAATGTTTTTTGAAAACGTCGGAGATACAAATTTAGATATAACAGGCGAAGAACTGAATGCAATTACTGCGCCCCCATTTTCTTTTGTTGGTGAGACAAATAATACCCTGCCAATAGTAAAGGATAGTGCAGACCCCAATCATTATGTTATAAGAAATCCTTATAAGGATTTACCTTTTCACCTTGATGGACAGTATCTCAGAATCAGTAAGGGTTATACTAAAGAGCCTCAGGGTGGTCAATTTTTTACAGTAGTAACTGGAGACGAAAACGCCTCTCTCCCATACAGAAATAAAAAAGTTATTAGAAACGGTGAGGAAACAAACGATGTATATTTTCAAAATAATTTTGGAGAAATAACTTCTGGAATTGAGCATCCTTTTCCACTCACGATTCCTGATCCCAAAGCGCTCGGCGGGTCCGTAGACCTTACCACGATTCGTGCAGGAGGAGAAGTGTATAAATCTCAGCCAAAGCAAAGCTGTAATTTTTATATGGTTGAGTCATTATTTACTGGCAAGTATGTGACAACTCTAGAGCCTTCAGAAAAAGCTTTTGCTGATGTAGTATGCACAGGCTTAGGTTATTCAGACGTTCAGGTGGGATTAAAATGGCAAAATGCTGGAGAGTATGATGACGATAGAATTAGATGGGGGAATTCTGATGACTCAACTACTGGGCATTTATTTTTATATGGAACAAATAGCGATCAAGTCGGCTCTGTTGTTATTCGATCTAATGATTTGTATGATCCTTTGACTGGTGAATTTAGGCTATTTCTTTCTAAAGACAGACTTTCGGACGATAGTATTTTAACAACAATAAGAACCCCGAGCACGGCATCATAATATGGCAAAAGCAAGTTCAAATTTAAGCAAACAAATATTTTCTTTAACTCCAGATACAATAATCAATTTGTATGAAATAGATTTTAGTAATCTGCAGATTAACTTTGAGATGTTTAGAGATCAGGCTGGCATTAATATTGGTGCTGATACTGTTTATAGATTTACTCCGATGACTAATGGCGGTAATCCAATCTACTGGCAAGGAAAATCTTTTCAGCCTCTACCAGTTTCAATGGAGGGTTTTGAGCATCAGGCTGATGGTAGATTGCCTAGGCCCAAAATGAAAATCGCCAATCCAGAAGGATTGCTCTCTGCAATCGTTCATTCTAATAGCGACTTTAATAACTGTAAGGTAACAAGAAAAAGAACTTACGCTAGATTTTTAGATGATAATAATTTCTTAAATAGAAATATAAATGAAGCTGGAAAAAATCCATACGGAGAGGCTGATCCAGATTCTCATTATCCAGATGACGTATATTTTATTAATAGAAAAGTTTCTGAAGATAAAAATTTCATAGAGTTTGAGCTTGTTTCTGCTTTAGAGCTTGAAGGCTCTCAGGTGCCAGCCAGATTGTTGATGGCAGAATATTGTCCTTGGAAATATAGGTGTGATGTTGGTTGTAGATATAAAGGCCTGCCAGTCGCAGATATTAAGGGTAAAGATCTTACATCTGATATTGATTTGGAGACTTCTTCTCTTAAAACCGAAATAAATGGAGATTGGAAAATTCAAGAATGGAGTCCGAATGGTTTGGGCGCTCAAGCGGGATCTGCTGCAAGCCCAAAAGGATATAATGATGGAGAGATTGTGAAAATTGTTCCAAAGCAGGGAGTTGATCCTGCTCCAATGGTATTTGTGTGCATACAAACGCATGCCGAAGCAGCACAGCACCACCCAATGGTTTCTCCAGAATTTTGGAAAAAAGATGAATGCTCTAAAAGTGTTGAAGCTTGCAAATTAAGGTTCGGAAAGGCTAACAAATTTAATCAGGCAAAAACAGACGGAAGGCTTCCTTTTGGGGGATTTCCAGGAACTGAAAAATTTAGTTTTGAATGATCGCTGATAAATTATTGAAGGATATCAAGTTATATTCTATTAAAAATAAGGCGATAGAGTCTTGCGGGTTGGTTGCGGGACAAAGAAAATCAGAAAAATTTATAAAATGCAAGAATATCCATCCAAAACCAGAGGTAGCGTTTGCTATTTCTCCAAAAGATTTGTTGGTAGATGATGTTAAATATATATTTCATTCTCATCCAATAGTATCATCTAGACCTTCTGGTGCAGATAAAAAATATTGTAATGAATTGAGGATTCCTTTTTTAATTTATAGTATACTTAATGATGATTTCTTTATTTATCATCCTGAATAGGTGTATATTTGTTCAGGTATAAGGTTAAAATGAAAAAGGTATATTTACATGGCTCTCTTGGAGAAAAGTTCGGTAAGGAGTGGACTTTAAATGTTCGCTCTGCGAGCGACGCTTTTTCTGCAATTAATGCAAATGTAGATGGATTTGTAGAGTATTTGTCTCAAAGAGATAGAGACGGCGTTAGTTATACCATCACAACAAAAAACATAAATGAAATAAAGCCTGACGGAAATTCCTTAAAACATTTTGTTACCCGAAATAATCTTGACATGAATTTATCCTCTAAGGAAATTCATATAGCTCCAATGGCCCAAGGAAGCATGGGTATTTTTACTGGTCTAATGGGAGCAAAATTGTTTTTTGCCAAACTTTTCGTTGCAATTGTTGCGAGTATGGTAATTCAGGGAATTTTAAATTCTTTATTTAAGCCCCCAAAAAGAGATGATCCCACAACCTCAAAATCGTACTTATTTCAAGGCGCTCAAAATAGACAGCAGCAAGGTGTTCCAGTTCCTTTGGGTTATGGAAGGCTAAGAGTGGGGTCTGCAGTTGTAAGCACTTCAAAAGAATCATTTAAGCTTAACAACGAAGGCGGCGAAATGGCTGATAAAAAAGTTATGCAATCTTTTTCTCAGTTTAGAGTGTTGGAGTTGATATCCGAGGGGCCAATAGAGGGTTTTTGTAATGCTAATGGATCTATAACTAACGATCTGCGTGAGGCTATATATTTTAATGGCACTCCTGTAAAAAATACTGCATTGGGAAAGGCTACGGCTATTGGACAAGAAGGATTTGATAATCTAGGAACTTATAATTATATTTTAAATGAAGGACCAAATGGGGTAGAAATTCCTCCAGTTGCAAAAAACGGCGTAGAAAGAGAAAAAGCACCTTTTCCAGAGCCAGAAATTGCTTTTGATATAGGTAATAGATTAGTTGGCGCTGGTCCTTATGCAACAACTGAACAAGCAAAGCAAAGACAAGAAGAGATAGATAAAGAAAATGCAAGAAGAGATGCTATTGCGGGCAAAACCCAGTTTGGATCACTTGGAAGAGAATTCCTTTTTGGGCCAGATGTAAAAAACGAGCATCTTGAAGGAGCGCACCTTTTGACTTTTGATGGCGCGGTTGCTATGGGAGCAAAAATTCAATCACATGCAATTCGAAGCGATAATGCTTCAAAGGTTCGAATCGCTTTTCAGGCGAGAGGTCAATTGCAAGCTGACGGAGGTGGCACATATCCTGTAACTCAAAAATTTGCTATTAGATTAAACTATGGGGATCGCATGTATTATGTTGGCGACGGACCATTTGTTTTATCTAAAGGATCATCTGGCGATTCTTATATCGGGGCAAAATTTACAGAAGCCGCAAACTTTCTTAAAGTTGAAAGTGCTGGTACTGGGCGCCCAATTTTTGCATTAAAGGGTTTGGCGACTGATATGTATGAATTTGATATTGAATTTGAGATTCCAAGGGGCATAAGAGATTATGAGGCATACATAGATCAGCATGCTGGTTTGGTTGAGGCATATAGGAAATATGTTAACAGCGGAAGAAGCGGTAAAAATGAACAAGGATTTGGAATAGATGGCTTATCTAAATCAGATTGGGGAAGGATTCATTGGAGTAGGCACGGCCAAAATGACGGTCATTCAAGTAACCCTCCTCCGCTATTAAGCAGCTTCAAGAAAAATCCTGTTATTCAAATAGTAAAATTAACAAGAGAACTAGATCCTAGCGTAAAGGGTGATGACTACGAGGAGGGCTCAGGAATAACGGGAGCGGGTGGAAAAGCTTACTTTCATAGCGGCGGAATAAACATGATGAAAGAAATGACCGTTGCAACCGTAACAGAGATTATGGAAGACAAGTTTTCTTATCCTCATAGCGCTATGATGCAAATTGTTTTTGACAGTAAAAATTTTAGCTCCAGCCCAAAAAGAGAATATCACACAAAACTAAAAAAAGTTTTAATTCCGAGTAACTACAATCCGATCACAAGAAAATACGACGGACCTTGGAATGGATTATTTAAAGGACAGGAATCATCAGAAGATAAAATTTATTCTATAGCAGATGAGCACAAAGCTTGGACCGATAATCCAGCTTGGGTATTTTATGATTTGGTTACAAATACAAGATTTGGTTTGGGTAAATTTGGAGTAGAAGAAAATTTCGTTGACAAATGGGCGCTCTACAAGGTCGCAAAGTATTGTGATGAATTGGTTGAAACGGGATATCCAGATGATCAACTTGGTAATGGGCAGGCTAGAGCTCAATTTAATACAAACAATCAACTAGTAAGCGAAGCAACTCTGCCTGGAGCAAAGCCAACAGAACAAAAGAAAGGTATGGCCACGGGAGGTGCTTTTGAGTTAAATATTGCGGGGTTAAACGCTACAAAATTTAAAGAACAATTTGGTGATGGAGATAGCTTTAGGGGTACAAAGGTTGCCTTTTTTATGTCTGATGAAACAATCGAAGAAAGAGTTCTATTGTATAGCGATGCGGGAACACAAAAAATAACAGTAAAAGGCCCTACTTTTTTGAGTCATGCAACTACGTCATCATTGCAGACCCAATCAAGCGCTACAAATCCAAAAACTGGCGCTATATCTCAACTTAGATATCCCATAGTTGAGCCCAGATTTACGTCAAATATATATATTACCGAAAAAATGGAAGCTTTAACTCTGATCAATCAGATGGCAGCTATCTTTAGGGCTATGATAGTATATTATGATGGAAAAATTAGTTGTGTTCAGGACTCTCTTAAGACGACAGCTCAAATATTTAATAATTCAAATGTACATTCTGAAGGTTTTACGTATAATGGATCTGTAAAAAATAAAAAATTTAGTGCTGTGGTTGTTAGATACAATGACAAAGATGATAATTTTAAACCCGCTGTTGTTTATGAAGAGGATCAAGAGGGAATGGAAAAATTCGGGTATGTTGAAGAAGAAATTTTGGCATGGGGTACAACATCTAGGGGCCAAGCTCTAAGATTAGCAAAATGGGCTCTTTTTACCGCCCAAAGAGAAACTGAAACAATATCATTTAAGGCAGGCCAAGAGGCTGCTTATTTATTTCCTGGCGCTATATTCGAGGTTTCTGATGAGGCTAGGTCAGGAAAACAAAATAGCGGAAGATTGCTTGGAACTTTTATAGATGAGGAGTATACTACGCAACCTTATGTTTTATTGGATAAACTTTTAAAAGACGCTCCTATTGGTATGGTTGAATTAACTATTGCTGCTGGGCTGGCTAGAACAACTTCTAAAGAATTGGATGGACTCGCAAAATACGATAAAGATGAAGACGATCAAATCGCTAGAATTGATGGTAATCATGCGCCTCAATTAATTAGATTTGAGGGTTTTGTTTCTGACTCTACTCATCATAGAGATGATTCTCCACAAAATCAAAGCTCAATTGTTACTGATTTAAGGGTTAAATATGAAATTTCTGTGGATGTAGAAAGTAATGCATTCAGTCAGTTTAACCATCCTTTTCAAGAAGGCGATTTGGTTTCTTTTGTGTCTGAGGGTTCTCCTCCGTGTCCGCTTAGTGAATTTTTAACATATAAAGTAATAGATACTCAACCACACTCTTTTAAGGTAGCGTATTCAGATTCTGATGATCCCGTTAATATAACCGATCTTGGATTAAATGAATACGGAGAAGAGGGTGGTGTTCACTATATATCTCCAGAGGATAAAAAACTCACCAGAGATGCGTTGCGAAACATTATGATCGGCGCTCCGTGGATTATGAAGGGTATTTTTGCTGTTAAATCTCCAGGAAGATTTACTGATGCTCAATTAGCTAATCTTGAGGTGCAGACAACCACAGGTGGACAGAAGGGTAATGCGGGTTGGTTGAGCACTAGTTGGCTTGGTTGGATTTTGGCTCCCGATGATAGTGGGTGGATATATAGTCAATCCCTAGGTTGGATTTATACATTAGATATTGCAAATGGTGGAGTTGGGGGAAGTTATTGGTTTTTTGTTCGTGGCGCTGGTTGGATATGGACAAACGATGCTTTGAAAAAAACTTTTTGGTATATTTATTCTCATGATGATGATCAGGAAGGTCTTGCAACTGGAGCATCTGCTGGTTGGGTGTATATAGAACAAGGAGAAGACTCAAAAGGCAATTATACAGGCCCACGCAGGGGATTCGCTTATGATGATAATTATGCTGCATATAGTATTGGTGGTGAGTATACGCTTGGCGTAGGCGTCAGTCAAAATGAGAAAGAGGAGGGTTCAAAAAATTTCGCTAGCAAGGGAAATTATCCCAGAGGACTAAACAAAAAAGTAGTAGGCAGATCAACCTCCTCTCCAAAAGGCATTTGGTTTAGGTGGAATGAAGATGCTTCCGCCGCTGATAATGTTCCTATAGCCCCAAGTGCAACTGGAACAGCCAAGCCTTCGTCAACCGAATTTGCTCATAATACAAACATCTTAAATGTTGATATTACTGATGTAACTTTCGCGACTAGCGTGAAGCAGGGCGGAACGCAGGTTTTTATTCATTCTACCGAAAACAACGCCCTGAGTGAAAGAGACTTTGTTCTTATTAGATCATTTAATTCGTCAAACAGCACCTTAAATAATTTAATTAACAAAAAAT